GCAGTTGGAGCCGATGCACTTCCTAGTAATTCACTAGTGTCAACATTTGCTCTTAAAACGTATGCTCTGTTGGCAACTCCTAAGAAAGAGTATGCCGCTTGTAGACCCCATTCATTTAATTCATAACCTTGTAATGAATTGCCTGATGCGTCTTGATAAAATTTTGGATCGCCAAAAGTTTCTGTTAATTCTCTTTGAGAAGAAATCAAATAAGCAGTATTGGCATTTGTAGTTTGTGTTCCTGATGCCGTGCTATCGCCTGCTCCGTTCTTCTTGTCTTGTGATGATGCTACTATAAAAAGTGGTGTAGTACCTGCATCTGAAGGTACATAAAAACTCTCGTTTATTACACTTACTTCTACTCCTGGTGCTGTTAATGCCATGTTATGTGTTCTCCTTGCAAGTTTGTACGTATATACTGAAGTATTTATAAGAAACTAGGTAATTCGATACGTAATTTGCTAAAACTGTGGTGCCTATATAGGCAACGTAAATACTTGTATATGAACAATACAGTTAGACCCTTATGTGTAGAATGTAGATCCAAACCTAGAGCATATGCCTATAAGAAAGGTGACAAGATCTATTGGCGTAGACTGTGTGATACCTGTAATAGAAAGAAGCGTAATAAGAAAGTAGGCGGAATCACAGCACTGCAACGTTCAGGATATAAAAAGAAAAACAAGTGTGAATTGTGCGGGTTCAAAGCACAGAATCAAAGTCAATTAGATGTGTTCTTTGTGGACGGAAATTTGAGGAATACTATTGTTACTAATTTAAAAACTGTTTGCGCCAATTGCCAAAGGTTGCAAGGGGTCAAGCGTCTCGGCTGGCGTTTGGGTGATCTTGTTGCTGATGACTAGGTCGTCAATTTTTGCATATAATTCTTCTTTTGTACCATCATTGTCAATAGTAAAATCAAAGTCCCAACCCATCCAATCCCATTCTGATCGATGTGCACCTTTTTGTTGCATTTCTTCTCGTGTGGGTAATTCACCTCTTTTGACTAATATTAATTTTCCGCCGGATTTACGTATCATTTTAAGTTCATTTTGAAATCTAGTATCAGCAATCACAGTTGGCTTACCGTTGTATCTCATCAAGCAACTGTCGATCCATATAGCGTCATGCATGTTTTGACGCATGACTTCTGTGCCAAAGTATTGTAGTACCCAACGAGGGGTTACTTCTTTGCCAAATCGTTCACTCCAAAACTTATCAGGAGTTTCTCTCCAGTGTCTGCTTGATTCAGTTTTGCCTTCCAGCATTTCTCTGTCCCAATTAAACATGGAACTTACAGCATCTTTTAAACTTTTTGCAAATGAATCTTTACGGAAGTTGTGTTTTTGCTCCAGTCTATCTGCGACTGTGCCTTTACCAGAACTTATTAAACCTACTACACCTATTAACATAGATTTATTATACTATTTTTTTAAACGTTTTTCAATCTCTTTTTTGACATCATGAATCTGTGTCAATACCAGTCTACGCATACTCAGTTTCTTTTCTTTTAGGCAATGAATAGAGATGTTTTCTAAATCGTCCACCATATCGGCTAATTCATCTATCGTGCATTTGGTAAGTTTTTTATATTTGGAATCTATCATGATACTACTATTTAAAACACTTTGTGGTAGAGCAATCTAGTACTAGAAGTTAACCAATAACAAAACTGTGTGGAGTGCCGCCTTCTTGGAAGTTACCTATGTCGCCTTCAAGTCTTTCAATTTCTGCTTGGCCTTCTTGTTTTAACGCATCACCGTTAAGCGTTGTTCCGCCTTGCGGGCCAGCAATGGTATTAAATTTTCCCCTTGCTTCACCTAACATAAGTTTAGATACTGCAAGTGTATAATCTCTAATCCATGGCTTAGAATATATGTCTTTGAACAGTGTTATGTCTGGTCTATAGTTGTCAGTGTGCATAAGAACTGTTTCGTTGTCAGCTCTAGGTCTTTGTGTCATTGTTAATTTCTTTGTTGCTACATCAAAATGGAATTGAATAAAACTTCCAAACATTTTCCCCACCATTTCTTGGTATGATGCAAAAGCATAGTAAGTTGCTAGTCCACCTGTTGCACCTGCTCTCAACAAGTATGTGTTTGTGTAGGCCAAGTTGAAAGGTTCAAACAATGTACCACCTTCTCCACCTTCAGTTCTTGATCCAACAGTTCTTCTGTTTAAATTTCTTACGTTGATAACCTCATCTGGTAGAATATATTCGTTTTGATTTTTCTTAAGTTTAAGAAAAGCATAAGATTCTTCCACAGCATTTGATGATCTCTGTCTATATTTGTTAAGTGCTCTAGTTAGAGCAGTTTCGTAGTGTTTAGGGTCTAATTCAACGTCAATCATGCCATCACCTAGGCTGTTCTTAACGTAATCATATATCTCTTGTTGACCTGTTTGAAGTTCTGACATACACATATTTATTACCTTTGCCTGTGCAATAAATATGTATGATATGCCAAGATTGTCCATTTTTAAGCCCGAGAAAGGTAATGACTATAAGTTCTTCGATCGTAACATCAAAGAGATGTTTATCGTGGGTGGAACTGACCTTCATTTTCACAAATACCTAGGGCCATACGATCAAGGTGACGAGAACAAAGACGGAGCGGCATCTCCAACAAATCCGCAATATTCAGGTGATAGTCTGAATGAAAGAACCATACAAGATTTACTATTCTTAGAAAATAGAGACAGAAAATATGCAGACGATGTGTATGTTATTAGAGGCATATACAATGTACAGGATCAAGATTTTAATCTATCACAATTTGGAATGTTTTTATCCAACGACACACTTTTTTTAACTGTACATCTAAATGACATAGTTGAAAGAATAGGAAGAAAACCCATGAGTGGTGATGTAATAGAGTTACCGCACATGAAAGAAGATTATTCATTGGACGAAAGTATACCAATTGCACTGAAAAGATACTACGTGGTAGAAGATGTAAACAGAGCCGCAGAAGGATTTTCACAAACTTGGTGGCCACACTTGTTAAGATTAAAAATGAAATCACTAGTTGATTCACAAGAATACAAAGACATACTAGGTGATGCAACAACAACTGGATCACTTGCAAGTTATATGTCAACTTATAACAGAGAAAAAACAATTAACGAGCAAATAGTTGCTCAAGCAGAATCAGATGCACCCAAGGCAGGATTTAACTACAAGCAATACTATGTTGCACCTATAGACGAAAGAGGAAATATTAGAACTGACAATGTAAACTCTGCACAAAGTAGAGCAAGTTCGTCAAGGAAAGTTAACGCAGTAATAGACACACCAGCAAGTTCACACTATGGATTTTATTTGGACGGAGATGGCGTTGCACCAAACGGAGCACCTGCAGGATTTGGTATAAATTTTCCTACTTCGAATGTGGACAAAGGCGACTACTTCTTGAGAACAGATTACTTGCCAAACAGATTGTTCCGTTATGATGGTGCCAGATGGATTAAAATTGAAGATAGTGTTAGAATAACTACAACAAACAATGATTCTAGAGGCAACTTTAAAACTAATTTTGTTAACAATGCAACAGAATCAACAATAAACGGATTAACAACAAAACAAAGACAGTCTTTAACTAATGCATTAAAACCAAAGGCTGACAATTAAGAATGTTACACTTTTACGAAGGACAGGTTAGAAAATTTTTAACTCAATTCATTAGAATTTTGAGTAACTTTTCTGTGGAGACAGGCAGAGGTAAAGATGGCGAAGTAAATTTAAGAGCAGTGCCTGTTGTATACGGAGATCCCACAAGACAGGTTGCAAGTATTATTAGAAACAACAGTGAGAACGCTTTACAGTATGCCCCAAGAATTGCCGCATATGTTAGAGAATTAAATTATGATAGAGAAAGAATGCAAAATCCTTATCATATTGAAAAACAACATTTAAAAGAACGTGATGTATTAGCAGACGGAAGTTACAGTGATAGATTAGGTGCTGGATATACTGTTGAAAAAGTTATGCCATCTCCTTTTAGATTGGAAGTGTCAGCTGATATATGGACAACAAACACAGATCAAAAACTACAAATTATGGAACAGATATTATATCTGTTTAATCCAGACTTTGAAATACAAAAATCAGACAACTATATTGACTGGACCAGTTTAAGTTATGTTGAATTACAGAACATCACCTTTAGTAGTAGAACGATACAAGTGGGTGCAGACTCAGAAATAGATGTTGCAACATTAACTTTCTCAATGCCTATTTGGCTATCACCTCCAGTTAAGGTTAAGAAGCTAGGTGTTGTACAAAAAATTATAATGAGCATATATGATGACGACGGCGGAATAGCAAAAGGTTTAATAGATGGAGAATTAACATCAAGAAGTTTCATAACACCAAACAATTTTGGATTGTTAGTAACAGGTAATCAGTTAAGATTGTTAGGTAGCACAGGCGTTAATGTTAAGTCAGGTGGTCCTGGATTTCAATCTGGAGCAAATGAGCCAAGTAATTTTGATCCGTTTGAAACATTTGGACCAGCAGTTAACTGGAAAACACTGTTAGAACAGTACGGAAAAGTTGTAAGTGGCACATCGGAAATTAGATTAACACAGCCAAATGGCAACGAAATTATAGGAACTATTGCAACAACCACACTAGACGATACAATATTATTATACAATCCAGATTCGGATACCATACCAAGCAACACGCTGACAGCAGTTAAGAAAATTATTAATCCTGCAACATTTAGTCCAGGCACACCAGCAAACGGTGACAGATATTTGGTTATAAATGATGTGGGAGATTCAACAGCATCCATGCAAAGTGCAACTTGGGGTACACTTGTAGCAACTGTTGGCGATATTATAGAGTACAACAGTGCAACAGGCAAATGGAACATAGCCTTTGATGCTTCAGATCCAGACTCAACACAACATTATGTTACTAACTTGAACACAGGTATACAGTATAGATGGGACGGAACCGAATGGAAGAAGTCCTATGAAGGAATATATGCCGCTGGTAAATGGAGCATAGTACTAGACGGTGGAGCAGATCCAGGATACAATTCAAGCCTTGACGCAACTACTCCATAATTGTTATAATAATACATGGAAAAAAATATAGTATGTTCTGGTGCATTGTTTTATTCGACCAGCACCAAACGTTTCTTATTCTTACAAAGAACTGATAAAAAAACACAGGGCATGTGGGGATTGGTCGGTGGACAGGCCAAGTACACAGAATCAGCATTTGAAGGATTGAAAAGAGAGATCACAGAAGAAGTAGGTGGCTTGCCCAAGTTTAAAAAAATAATTCCTCTAGAAATGTTTACATCAAATGATCAGAAGTTTTTCTTCCACACATATCTCATAGCCATCGACGGGGAATTTATTCCTAAACTAAATGACGAACATTCAGGATACTGTTGGACTGCGTTTGAATGTTGGCCCAAGAATTTGCACATGGGTCTTAAAAATACACTGAATAATAAAAGTATAAAAGGTAAGTTACAAACTATACTAGACTTGATTGTCTAGCCAGCACTGATTTTCAAAGTACCACTATCGTTCCACAGTTGTCCTGCGTTGCTTGGGTCACTTGTTGGCAAGTTTGTCATCATCACAACAGCATTCGAGAATGTTTTCGCACCTGATATAGTTTGAGTTGTGCTTGTTAACACCTGCAAGTCAGTTGCCGCTCCACCTGACGTTCTCAACATCTGTACCCTGTAACCATTAACAGTTGTAGAACCTCCACTGGTGCTTGACGCTGACAATGTCACAGTCGTGCCTGATAATGATGCTGTGAATGTTAATTGATCTGTACCTTTAGAACTAATTCCTGTGCTGGCAACGTAAGCATCTGTACCATCTGACACTACAAAAACTTCTGCTATAGAATCATCACTTGCACCTGCATTGTGTCCAGTGATAACATAGTGACAACCTGTTGCACCGTCTGTTGTAAATGTGTCTATCTGTGTGGCACTGCTTGATACTGTGGTTGCACCCACTGTCCTTGTGTTGGTACTTGTTGCCGTGCTTTGTGCATCTGACAGTAGAACCCTGTACATTTTTACTGCTGTGTTTGGCTCGTTTCCTGTTGCACGTAGTCTTACAGTGCTTCCGCTGATGTCTGCGGTCAAACTTATTAAAGGATCATTACCAGTGTGTACGTCGTTGTATGTTGTAATAAAGGCGTCAGTTCCGTTGTGGACGACCATACACTCAATGTTTTGTAGTTCTGTTTTGCCAGTGTTGTTTGCACTGATATAATATTTTGCACCTCTGTAACTTGCATGAGCCCATGTGTCTATGTTTTCAACAGCACTGTCGACATCTGTGTTGATTAATGTTGCTGTGTTTCCTGAACTACTTTCTGATGTGGCATCTCCTAATCCTATTTTGTAAAACTTAACTGAGTTCACCGTGCTTGACCCAGTTCCTCTTAATCTTACTGTGCCTGAGTTAATGTCTGCTGTGTATGATATGTGTGAATTACTTCCTGTTCTAACTCCACCACCTGCTGACACAAATGCACTAGTATTGTTGTGCACCAATGAAACTTGTTGTGCCGCTATTTCTTCGTTGATTTCATCTTTTGCTATTGCTAGATAAAATGCAGAATCAAACACACTTGTTCCAAATGTATCAATATTTTTTACGCTAGTCCCTACTGACAGTGTTTCACCGATTGAGACGTCATCGGACTCTGCCGCGGCCGCCGCCTGTGTGGCAATGTCAACGAAGGCTCCTGCACTTACATCATATCTTTCATACCTGGCGAGTGTTGTGTTGTAACGCAACATACCTGCCGCACCAGTCGGTGCTTGTGCCGTTGTACCTTTGGGTACTACAATGGCTCCAGTACTAGAAACTGTTACGTTACCTGTACCTTTTGCCGTTAGTGTTAAATCAATGTTTGAGTCATTACCTTGTGCAGTAAGTGCCACTCCTGTACCTGTTGCAGAACCAACGTTCTTAAGTGTGTTAACCAAGTTGGATGCCGAGTTATCAACAACCTCTTGACCTTTACTGAATAATTTTTTTGTTTTGTTGTTCCATTGGAACCCTCTGGTTCTAGCCATTATTCTATAACCTCATATGTTTTGACCGCACACATCCATTTGTATGTGTGTCCTGACTGTCCAGTTACTGTAACTTTTAATGATTTATTTGTGTTGTCTGCTGTTGCATCTATGGTCAAATCTGAGTCATCTTCTGCAATAATAATTTCGTACACATCACCCACGTCAGCAACTGTGCCTGAATTGTTGTCAACAACTCCTTTAAGTTGGTAACCTGCGGAGTAACCATCTGCATCTGTACGTCTTGCCGTGATATCTAGTGTGTAGTTCATGGTACTGTTGGTAGTAACTGGTATACGTGAATCACTTACGCCACCAACAAATATTTCTGTTTCTGTGTTGTTGGTAGTAGTACCAAATAATACATATTGTCTACTTACAAAGTCACTATGTGAAGATTGTGTAATTTTATCTACTTTAAATTCTGTTGCTGTGTCATCAACCACAAGGTTGTTTGCTTTAATGAACACATCATTGCTAGTATGATCAGAGGCATAATGTATTAGTTCTTTTTCCACTGCCGTTCTTGCAACGTACACCACATTGTTTGCTGATGTTCCTGCCATTCTCAGTCTTGCCTTGCCTGATGATACGTCTGCTGTGAATGTTGCCAGTGTGGTTGTGCCTGTTCTCACAATACTTTCACTTATGGTTGCACCTGTTTTAGCACTGTTGGTTGTTAGCACTATCTCAGAGTTTTGATATTCTGTATCTCCTGCGTTGGCAATTGAAATAAAATACCTTGCTGTGTCATATTTGAATACATCAAACTCGTCAATTGTTGCAACCGTTGAGTCTTGATCATGTATTTTCTTAAATTCTGTATCGTCAAAGTTTCCAAACTTTGTTTTAGTACCTAGATCTAATCTATACAGTATTGCTGTGGCAGTTGTTCCACCTGTGCTGATAGCAGAAACAGTTACAGTTGCTCCAGAAATGGCCGCTGATAGCGTAAATGGAAAGTCTGCTCTTGATGATACTCCACCATAGAAGTTAAAGAACACATTAGTACCGTCATGTACCATGCTAACTTCGTTCATTTGATATTCGTTTTGTGTTGAGTCTTTAAACAACACAACATATTTTGCACTTTGTATATCTGTTTTTGTAAATTGATCTAATGTTGTTGTAGACGAACCAATTGCTGTTGATGTTGCTATTATTTTTGAGTTTGTGTTTGCAACAGTTTCGTGGTGATCACCTAGTGCAACTCTTCTTAATCTTAGATCTGTGTTGGTTGATCCGTTTGTGTTTGCTTTTAATTGTAGTTTGGTTCCTGATATTGCCGTTGTAAAAATACAAATATTTGTGCTGTCTTCGTTGACATCGTAAGTTGAAATATACGGAGTTGA